TTACTGCCCCCCAACCACCGGCACTACAGATATTTTTCGGTTATATCTTGCAGTCTGCGAAGCATTTTTGTGGCCTGATATTTCCTGTTTCTCATGAAGGGTTCCTTCCAGATCAGATATCCCTTTAGCTTTCAGATCATGGAACGTGAAGTTGAATTCAAGCTCAGGAAATTTTTCAGCAGCAGCCTTTTTTGCCTTCATCCATTGAGCATTGAACGCATCACGCGTATAACGAGATCCTGATTGCTGATGAATTACATAAAGGCTAACCATACCGCTGTTTAATGGAAGTTTTTCTGCCATGTGAATCGCTTTTGACAGTCGTTCTGTCCAGGCCTTTATCTGGCTAACTGCTGTTTTACTTTGCTGAATTAGAATTCCTTCATCAAGGATCTGACTTTTCTTAAGGTCAAGAATGTCACCCTGACGTGCGCAGCATAAATAAGCTAACTCCATAGCGATTTTAACCGGCACCGTAGAAACGCTGAATAGTGCATCATATTCTTTGTACGTAACATAGCGGGTGCGCGCCTGTTCCTTAAATTGCTTCACACCCTGGCAAGGATTCATCTTCACTTTTCCGCGCTCATATGCCCACCTGAACACCCTCGATATAAACGCTTTCTCTCGGTTCGCCTGGACTCTGCTTTTAACACCTCTTTTATCCATATACTTCCTGATATGCTCAGGCTTGATATTGTCTGGCTTCATCTTCCCGAAAACGATATTTACCTTTGAACCATATTTTCGGTAGTCCTTTCTTGTTTCTGTTGCTAACTCATGAAAGTCACCGGAGTTAAAAAACTCTTCACAGAGTGCATGGAAATTTGAACCGACTTTGATATCGTTGATGAAGTTTTCATAGGCAGCCCAGACCTGAGACTTTGTGAGATCATGGTTGCACAATCTCACCGTTCTCCCGTCTGGAGTTCTGAACTCATAAGCTGATTTGCCCCGACGAACGCGGGGCGGCATCCAGTTATCTTCCGGGTTTTTGCGGATTCTTGGCATTACATGTCCTTAAAGTTTGGTTCTTCTTCCTCTGGATTGTTCACTACCAACTTCAGGCCAGCAGGGTTAGTTACATGATCCCATGTAGTTCCAGGTCTGCCGTCTTTTCGTGGTACGAAAAATACACCGCTTTCTTTCAGCGCGCGGCACTGAAGGGAAGGGCGACGATAACCAGTAAGCTGATAGAGGTCATCAGGGGTAAGAAAACGTTGGCTTTGTCCGCTCATCGTATAGCTCTCCACTTAACCGGCTGCACCCGGCTATCTCTTATAGAAAATGCATGATGAGCAACCACCACGGAGCCCATCATTACAGGTACGACATCTTTTTGTTTCGGTGTAATAAAGCTGGTGGACCATTTCCTTTGGCATGAGAACCGGCATCGGCACTCGGATAACTAGCTTCTTGAGCCTGTCGAGTTCCCCGGCCAGTTCCAGCAGGCGGGAACGGCAATCCTCTGCCTCATCCCGCCACCAGGTTACATCGGCCTTGAGGCGGCGCATTCGCCGCTGTTTGAGTTTGCTGGCCATGGTTATTTACCTAATATCCATTGGTTACCAGCATGGGCTTGAAACTTAACTGAAGTGTCTGGCAGAAGCAGTTCCTGCACAACCTCGCCGGTTTCGACAAAGTAATAATTGCTGTCAGTTACATTGTTAATAAATAAACCCTGTCGTTCAGCCTCACTAAGCCCACCAATTATTTTCATGACTTTTTTACCAATCGGACGATAGTCAGGCTCTACCCCGGCTAACTTTGCCGCCGCATAGTTATGGTGGCCATCCATTAAAATGGTGTATTGCTTACCACGCAGAACTATTGGGTACACAGAAACGATGAAGCGTTTAAATCTCAATGCACGGTCGACAACTTTTGCTTTATCAAGATAGCGCTGACTGCTAATGAGTTTGCCCTTTATCACGACTTCACCTCCTGCTGCGGTGATGCTGCTATCATCCGGCGATACACATCGTAAGTTCCGAATTGTTCATCACCAGCCTCAAGCATTTCATGGGTGGGTTCTTCTGGCACCAGCACCCAACCATCTGGGATCACCGGAGAGTTTCCGCTGGGCAACTCGGCAATTTTTGGCGAAGAATCAAGAGCTGGTGCGGTCTGCATGGTGGTGGGCGTCTCGGCGTTTTCGACACCCTGAAGCATGGCGGTGACAGCGTTGATAGCCTCAACTTGAGGCATCTCCATCATGCGATGATCGCTCGTTACTATGAATGGCTCAGAGTGCTTAAGCATGGCGGCTCGGCACTGATTGAATCCATGTGCCCATGCTGATGCAAGAGCCATATCGTCTTCGGTGATTTCCTCTGGAACATCTTCCCAGCAAACTTCATCAGGCACAGATACCGGCGCTGGAGGGGCGGCATATAGCGCCTGACAACTCCACCCAGACCAGTGAGCTCCTTCAGCTCTCTCATCATCTTCAGGCCTAACGAGAGATACTTCGCTTGGATGTTTCCTGTGTGACCACAGCCAGGCTACGGGTTCTGCTTTTGCTGGCGCTGGAGGGGCGGTGCGATACAGAAGCACATCACCCATCTCTTTTCTGGATGCTGGCCATACATCTGCATCAGCGCCAGATTTGAGATAATCAAGATTGGACTGGTCGATAACGCACACAGCCTCCGCTTCGAGCAATGCCAGCGCAATACGCACCAGTTCATTCAGGATTGCCACATCAGCGTGACCGAGGGTGTAACCAGCTTTCAAATCGGCAACTGCTTGCACAGCCTGTTTGTCGATGTTGCTCATTGGGCGGCTCCTTCCTCTTCACGAATAGCAATGCGTGCAGCAACGTCTTTTAGAAGCTTGCTGAGATGTTTAGTAAGTTGATCGCAATTATGTAGGCGACTAAACGCCCTTAGACTATCTCCCAGCTCAATTACGGCATCCGCTGGATTCTCAAGCTGGAATGATTTGCTGCAATCCTCGCGCCACTGCTCAGCCTTGTAATCGTAATATTTCCCCATCAAATACCATGCCCCTAGGCGAAATTGCATTTCGTAGCTGAACCCATTACCAACTTCACACTCAACATCATCGACGGTGAACCAATCAAGTGAGTAGCGGAAACGCTTAATCTTCACAGTTTTTTTCGGCTCTCTTTTCATGACTGCACTCCTTTGCGAAGCTGGTCGGCGATGGATTTGTGCTCATCAATAATTTGCGATACTTCTGCGTGGGCCAAACCTTCGAGAGAAATAACACCTGTGTCACTTATCCCGGCCAGGCTGATCAGCTCTACAAGACGACGCGCTTTCTTCACGCTAATTTCCGGAGCTATAACGCTGCGGGTAACTTTCTTCTTACCTTTTGCGGCTGCGGAAGCTTTATCCTTCTGAAGAACCTCACCGGCCTTTTCGCCGAACTCTTTTACTCGGTCAACTGCCACATCTACGGACACGGTCCCGGATTTAACTTCTTTCTGAACGTCATGGTTAGCTGTGCTAAGAAGCAGAAGCTTTTCGACAGTAGGAACAGACTTGTTGACTAGTTTTGCGATCTCGCTGGTGGTCTGGTTGAAAGCGTTATGCAACTCCTGAATAACTGCAGCCTGTTCCATGTCGGAGAGCGGCAGCTGGTTGTTACTGGTCATGATGCGCGCCAGGCGCTGAACATCGTTACCGTTGAACGGCATGATGTGAATGCGGTCCACTGGCTTGCCAGCTTCAGCGCAGCGCGCATAGCAGCGGCGACGGCGGTGACCTTCTACAACCCATACGCCACCTTCATCACGCGCGATAACTTCCAGCGGTGGAACTGATCCGCCGTTCATCAGATAGTTGAACAGGTCATCATCAGCCTGGCGGGTGCGTTCATCATCTTCACGCTTGTTGAAACCTTCACGAACGTGGATATCGGAAAGAGCGATAAACATCCCGGTATCGGTGCGTTTAATAACCCCGGACTTGGTCATTTGCTTGAATGAGTTAGACATCAGAGAGCAACCTCGTTATTCAGGGAAATGACTATTGGAGACAGCTCACGCAATTCTCGCTGCGCTTCCAGCAGGTGCATGTTGGTAGGCGTTTTGGTGTGGCGCTCTTCGATGTGGTCACACTCTTTGGCCCAACTGGCAACATCCTCACGTAGGGTGGCGTTCTGCTCAGCCAGTTCTTTACGCTGCGCCAACGCTTCACAGAGCGCGACGCTGGTAACATCAAGGCGTGTAGCCAGTTCGTTAACCATCCAGCCGTAAGCGGCTGGAAGGAGAGGGGCGGCCTTGCGAGCTGCGTCAATAAGCTGCTCTCTGGTCATGCGTGGTTGTAACTCGGTGACGTTCTGTGTGTTCGTCATGGATAGTTTCTCCGTGTTATAAGCGCTCTGCACAGTGCTGAATTTTGGTTGCACGAATCCCTCGCCGGGTGGCGACAAAAAATAAATGGTTTTCGTTTTAGTAAGCACCCAACCAGGGCACTTAGTGAAACGGGCGGCTGCAACCGCCTGTTAGCTTCTCCACAATTGGGAGCGCGTTCCCCTGAGGTTGATTTAACGACTGAGGCCTCTCAAGGAACCGGCTGAACGCGCTTTCAGTTGTGTAAAAGGGGCGGTCGACATTAAGGACATTCACAACTGCCGGCCGCCAAGACTACACACAGAAATGAAAACGTTGCCTGTCTTTTCACCACATCAGGCTCGGTGGTATTCTTGGAGTTCTCACACAGCCAAGAAGATAAACCTATGAATAACGATATTATTGGGTTAAGACTCACTGCTATTGAAGCTGCGATTAAGACCATTTCAGCTGCAATATGTGCTAATGAGGGCCCACTATCAGATGACCTGCATAACCAAATAAAATTATTGCGCGATCAACTCTCAAGCCCAGAAAACACTGTTAAACAGGAAGCCATCACCTATCAGACCATTAAGCTTCTTGATTCTCTTAATTGCGACCCGTGGGATCCGTTTTAAAAAACTTCTCATTGAAGGCCGCCATTTTAGATTTTGAACGAGCCCTTCGTTCGGAATGAAGGGTAAGTTGCATGTCCGATAGAGCGCTAAAAACGGCAGCATTGAACGCCAGAAACTCCGATTCATCACTGCACTCAGCAGTAATTTGCCCATTAACAACCAACTCTATCTTCATTTCTGATGCCCACAATGTTCGCTGCTGATGGATTTAATATTAGACATCTTACATTTTCAGTCAAGTTAAATTTGTAAGTTTACTTACTATTATTTTTTGAGCACTAAAAAGCCCGCGCGAAAGGCGGGCTTGTAAGGGGCGGGCTTGGTCTAAAGATCAATGATTATTTGCTTAACTATACCAATTAGATTGGTTTCTTGATTCACCTCAATGGGTTTGAACGCCGGATTTAGTGGAATCAGGTACGAAAAAGGGGGATCTATCGCTAATTTTTTTAAGGTTGCCTCACCGCCAGAAACCGTTTGAGCCACGACAATTTTACCGTTTGCTTCATCCACGAAGCCGAACTCGGGCTCAACAATTACAATAGAACCTTCAGGAATACTCAACTCCTTACTGGAAGTCATTGAATCCCCTTTAACCCTCAAAGCAAAAGCTGAATCGGAAAGCTTGCGAGTCGTTTTAACTTGCTCATTGCTTGGATTGCCAATTACTTCAGTCCAATTGCCGGCTTGTACCCAGGATATCAGAGGGACCTCTCTGGCAGACATTAAGTTGATGTTAATGCCATTTTCGATATCACCTGAACCAAAAACCAACCACTCCGGAGAGCACTGAAGACACTTACACACCAGTATCAAGTTTTCACCAGAAAGTTTAGTTAAATCACTTTCCCACTGGGTCACAGCAGACGCGCTTACTCCGGCCCACTCAGCGACATCGCGCTGGGTAAGTTTTTTCTGCTTTCTTCTGAATCTCAGTCTGCTGCCAACGGTATCCATATAATCTCCTCGGAATGCACGTTAGCAATCTTACATTTTATTGACGTAAGTATGCTGTCCATATACGATGTAAGAATGCTAACTAATGAGGGTTCAAACCATGCATAAAGGGACAGTCGTCGACTACTACGGCGGCATTTCTAAAACCGCAGTTGCCTTAGGGGTAACTCACAGTGCCGTATGTCAATGGGGAGAGGTCATTCCAGAAAAACAGGCTCTTTACATCGAAAGAATTACAAACGGGAAGCTGAAATACGACGCCTCTCTCTACAGCAAATTTAACAATTCTCAACACAAGCAGTAACCACAGAAAAGAGGATATGGCCGTGGGTATAGAACCTGAATGGAAAGTTGAGAAGCAGCCCGCCTGGCTGGTGGCCGCAATCAGGAAGACGATTGCCGCGTTGCCAGGAGGATACGCTGAAGCGGCGGAAATTCTGGACGAAACCCAGAATTCACTCTTTAACCGCCTTCGTGCTGGTGGCAACCAGATCTTTCCAATGGGCTGGGCAATGGTGCTTCAGAGAGCTGCTGGGTAG